TGGGTTTGGTGCATAGCTCTTTAGACTGCCCTCGATGTAGACCTTAGAGCCCTTCTTAAGCTGTGTTGTTGCTCTATCTGCTGATTGTCCCCAAACCTTAATATTGTGCCATTCAGTGGTTTTCTCCCATCTGCCATCTTTCTGGTAATTCTCAGATGTGGCTACTGAGAAGTAAGCGTATTGTTTGCCGTTGCTGGTCACTCTTAGCTCTGGAGCTTTGCCAAGATTCCCAATCAATGTAATAGTATTAATCATTCTTTCGTCTTCCTATTCGTCTTGAGATGACTTGAACAGACGCGCCACCTTTAGCCCTTGTATCTCGATACTCTAACAGTACCTCTCTGACCAGTGCAGCGCGTGAACATTGGTGAGATTCAGCCGCTGACTTTAGCCAGGCGTATTCATCTGGTGTTAAGCGTAATCCTACCATTTCTGTGAGTGACTCCATTACGTCTCTCCTTATGGTTGGTCAATCTGCTATTAAGAGATCAAACTTTTTTGCGAATCCGTCTATATTGTCGTAG